ACATCCTAAACTCCATGCACTTATAGTTCCACCTGCATTAGTTTTAGTGTGTCTTTGTAAATCATGTGTGTGTCCATACATTATACTTTCACCATACACATCTAAATGTTTAAAAGAATGATACTTAGATACAAATTTACCATGAGTAAAATTAAGCTTTCCAATTTTTAATAGTTTTTTTCTATTGTATGGATGATATTCATAACCTCTTTTTTCTATTTTTAAAGCATTTTCTGTTTTATATTGCTCTAAGTAAGGATATCTTATTACAAACTTATCAAGCCAAACTTCATGATTTCCTTGAACAAAATGTCTTTCTTTACAATTTACTTTATCAAGAGATTTGTCTATTATGTCCATTCCCTTGTTTACATCTTTTACATCTTTATTTAATAAAGGAATTAAATCCTCCATTGGTTTTGCACTTCTTCCTTTCCAATAATGCGAACTAAAGTGCTCCCATTCACCAGTATCACCTAAATCAATATAAATGTCTGGTTTTACAATTTCTATGGCCTTACAAACGATTTTTATGGCCTTTTTATCGTGTATAGGAAAGTGTTTATCAGGAGTAACAATAGCTCTCCTAACAACACTTTGTTGTTTATTTGTCATACTTACCTCTATTTCAAAAAACTATTTTTTATCTTTATTTTCTTTTTTAGAAACTTCTTGTTCTTTTATTAATTCATTTAACATTTCTATTGCTCCTTGACATTTAACAAACAATTCTTTTGCTTGTTCTTGTTGAAGTTTTATGTTTTTAAGTTTTTCTTTTAAATCTTTATCCATTTATAACCGCTATTTATTAACTTTGACTTCCTACAACAGTTCCCCCTGAATCTGAAGGAATGCTTCCATCAATCCTTAATTTCCCATCATTATCAACCCAAACATAAGATATATCACCATCAGGTTGAGCAAATTTAATATATCCAGGTGTATTTGTACCTGCTCCGTCCCATAAAGTCAAAGTACCTCGAACAGTACTATTTTGACCAACTATAACACCTCCATTAGGAATATTGCAAGTAACCGTATCATTTGTAGAAGAACCTTTTATCCATAATCCTGTTTTAACTTCATTGCCACTTGCTGATTCAGTCATTGCTTTTAACTGTAATGAACCTACTTCACTTCCATCAGTAGCTGTTAGAATTTGAGAATAAATTCTTCCATATAAAGTAGAGTTTCCTCCAGCATCTCTTCCATAAAAATCCAATTTTCCTAAAGAATCACTATCTGCTCCTGTTGCTGTTCTTTCTAAAGTTATACCAGGCCCAAGATTGCTATCTGTATCACTTGAGGTTAATAAAATATTAGCTCCATTTCCTGTTGAATTAATTTTAAGTGTGTCTGCAGAAGCATCCCATAGCATGTAATGGCTTGCTGTATCTCCAAAAAATTTTACATCATATCCTGTATCATCAACTCCTACTGTTAATGTATTATTAAATTGACCAGCTCCAGATACGGTTAAAGCACCTGTTGTTAAAGCATCAGTTGTTGAGCTTGTTGCTCCTGCTTTTGTATTTCCTTGAATTGACCATGATGTTGAATTGTGTGCCATTTATTCTCCTACATTCTTGGTACGGACAATTGTCGTACACCTGTTTTTCTAAGTGGATATTGTTTTACCATTTTATCAAACATTGCTCTAAAATATTGTGCTCTTTGCAAATCGCCTGCATCTTCAAACATTCTTGCTTTAATATAACATACAACAGCTGGATGCAATCCTGAATCTAATCCAGCAGTATCTTTTAAATCTTCATTTTGAGCATCAATTGTTTCATATTTTGAATGATATGTAATTCTAAGACCATTTGTAACATCAGAATCTTGATAAGTATCATATTTTTCTTGAGTTCTTTCACCTGATACTGGAGTGGTATCTTGAGTTAATATTGCAACTCTATTATCATCATTATACCAAGCAAAATAATTATTTGGATATGTTCTTTTGTCTGTTGCCATAATTCTCCTATGTTAACGAATCATCAGTTTCGTCAGTATCTTCTCTTAATAATCTATGTGGGTCTGTAAGTTTGGGTATCATTACATACCTGCTATTTGTATCAAGTATTTCAACTTTTGTAATATCAATAGCATTATCATTTAATTCATACCATCTTTTCTTTTCTTCTAAATTTGTTGTTGCTGAAACTGTGTAATTTTTTTTATGAGATGCAATGTCATCAAGTGCGTCATTAATTAATTGAAACATATATTGCTCAGATTGCCTGCCAAATAATTTTTCAATTTGTTCTATAATATTTTTTGCTGTCATTGCTATTCTCCTTTTACAGGTTGAGCAGGCATATATGGAGCTACAAGCATTTGAATGCCTCTATCATAATCTTGTTGTAATTTTGCTTGTTGAGCTTGATATTGTTGAAATTCTAAACCATATTGTTCTAAATTAGTTTTATATTGAGTAACTTCTTTATTTACATTTTGACTGTAAGCTGATATTTCTTGTTGATATTTAGCTATAAGATTATTATTATTTTGTATAATTGCTTCCATTGTTTTTGCTGCATTTTGTAATGCCAATGCTTGGTCTTGAGATTTATTAAATTTATCTACATCTGTAGTCTGAGCTGCTTCTTGTTGTTTATCCTGAGCATCTATTTGTGCTTGAGTAATAGCTTTTTGTAAATCGCTGTTATGTTTAGCTAATTCAGCTTGTATATTAGCTTTATATATTTCATTTTCTTTATTAAATTCATTTAATTCATTTTGTATATCTTGAGAAAATGCTTGTAAATAAGTTTGTATTTTTTGTAATTGAGCTTGAGCCAACTCAGTATCTTCTTCATCTTCTATATATTGTCCAGCAATATGAAACCATTTTTCATAATCTTCTTCTGAACTACCTAAAGTGCCAGTTTCAATTTCAGTTAACATATTAGTACTTGTGCCTGCTAATGTAGGTTTAGTATATGTCGGGGCATTTCCTGAAATATCTGCCTTTGAAACCGTAGCAACAGTAACTACACTTACTGCAGTTGAACTTGCATCTGCATTGCTTGCATTAGAATATGAAACTGCTCCTAATGATGGAGCAGATGGAGCACTTGAGCTAATACTTAAATTTGATATTGCTGTAATATTATTTATTAATCTTTGCAATGCTTTTATTGATGCATACAATACAACTAAATATTCTGCTTCATTAGGAAAATTGTCTATAGAAGTACTTCCATGTGCAACTGTTGGATTTGGAACAACATAATAAATTCCAGAAGACGAAGCTGGGAGTATATTTATTTTATTACCTTCAATATAATAAACTGGGTCTGTAGATGAAGCATATTCAAGACTTGTTGAACTTGATGCTTTATGTTTATCCATAGGTCTTATTTGTCTGCATTCAACACTTCCTGCATAAACACTTCCTAATTGTCCTGTAATCATAGTTTCTGCTTCAGAATTAGCAGCTGCAGATGTAAAAGTTTGTTTAGAATAACAATATTCTTTTAATTGAGGAGGAAGTATATTAATAATTTCTCTTGTTCCAGCTTGCAACCAATCAGTTAAAGCATCATCTTCTGTTCCAGCGAAACCTGTTAATGCATCTACTTGATTTTTAAATGTTTCAGCCATTATCTTTTATTCCTTGCTGCTATATCTGCATCCATTGTTGTTTGGCTAAATTCTACTTGTGTTTGTCCACTCCAAGTTGTTCTCATATTTATATGGTCAGATATTTTGCTACTTGAACCAAATACCTTACCACACTTACATTGTTTAGTTGTATTTTTTGGTACTTCGGTTTTTCTTGAACACTTACTGCAGTAATATATTCTCATTTCTTAGCTTTTCCGCCTTTTTTATATTTTTTCATTCCAGTCATGCCGCCATGTCCATATTCCATTTTCATTTTACCACCACCCATCATCATAGGCCTTTCCATTCCTATCATATTATATCCAGTCTTGCCGCCACCTGCATACATTTGTTCAACTCTTTGAGCTCCGTCTTCTACTATATAATTAGGATTTTCTGAAGCTAATTTATTTGCTTCATTCATCCCTTTGTTATCATAAGACATTTCAGCCACAACTTCTCCTG